GAAGATACTGAGGGCGCCCGTCCAACTGGGCGCCGCATCAGAGAAGTGGCTCAAACGGCGTGTTTTATCCCGTTGAGCTGGTTGTGTTCCTTCACAGCGGCGGCGCGCTGCAAGTCGAGGTAGGCAGCGAGGTCGGTGAGGTGGATGCCTTTGGCCGACTTCTGGCTCGGTTCTAGGCGGGTAATAGGCAGCTTGATCTGACCGCTCATCACCTTGCGTTGGAACATCGCTGGCGTCAGGTGCGTGAAGTAGTCACGGCACACCAGCTCCAGCGGGATAATCGCCTGGCCGTCGTATTGGGCCATCAGAATGAAAGCTGTATTCATGATGGCCCCTTACATGCGAAACGACTGATGGATGAACGCCGGCGGCGCTTTGTGTTTTGCGGGTTTCGCATCATTACCCTGGGTCTCGCAAACGAACCGATGCCGCTTCCGGTTGGGCGCAGTCAGGGCCTCGATGAGGCCAGGCGCCAAGCCTTTGAATTGCTCATAGGAGAGAGGGCCATTCCTGCTATTAGCCTTCACCACTTGGCAATCCGTTCGGGTTGCATCTGCACATAGGTAAAGCAGAAGGAATACCGTCATACGCTAAATCCCATGAGCATGCGTGTCAGTGCATTGGGCTGGCCGTCCGGGGTCAGCTTGTCGAGCGGTTTTGTGAGGCGGCGACCGTTCGGGGCTCGCAAGGTGGCAACGTTGCCAACGATCGCTTCTATGACGCCGGTACGAGCACTCAGCCGGTATTGCTGGCCACCACCGCTCATTTCGACGTAGCTGACCTTGTCGCCGACAGCCATCGGGCTTGTGGTAGCCTCTACGATGCCGCCTTTGGGTTGATTCACTTGCATGGTGCTTCTCCTTTGGGTGGTCGGTGTCGAGGGGTTGCAGCCCCTCGGCACCACCTTCTCACTGGCTTTCGCTGGTTGGGTTTTGCTTCCGCACCAGGTGCAGTAGCAGGTTTTCAAACTCGACAACCTCATCAGTTGCTGACAGCCATTCCAGGACTGCCTGGATCTGTTCCCGGCTGCACTCCAGCACAAGGATCTCTTTGTCGCTTACCGCAAGAACCTCCAGGATCGCCACCAACCCAGCAGGGTCGTAGGCTTCGGCGTAAATAATTTTCCCGGACTCGTTGAACCAGGCTTTCAGCTCTTTCAGATGCCGGAGGCGGCTGGTTTCCCCCTCTCGACCGTCACCGGTGATGACTTGTACGTGCATGGTGCCTCTCCTTTGGGTGGTGGCCGGCGTTGCAGCGCCTGGCGGGTGTTGCTGTTGATTGGTCAGGCCTTGAAGTGCCAGCACTTCACGATGGGTTGTTTGGTGATGACCGCGTTGCTGGTCTTGGCCTGGTAAGCGCGTACCGCGCTGTCAGTGGATTTGTTGATGTCGAGCAGCTTTCGGGAGCGTGAGTCCTTCAAGCGCTCGCGCAGCTCGCTGACGTCGGCGATCTTCTGGCGATGCTCGGCCGCGCACTTCACAAAGTCGTTGAGGTTGATGGCGATGATGTTGTCTTTCTTGCTGTGATTGACCACCGGGCCGTCGGCGTCGAGGCCTTCGAGGTACTCGTATACTTCCCAGAATTCAGCCACCACAGGGTGGTCGGAGCTGATTGACGACTGGCGTTCGATCGCCATGCGAATAATCTGCGTGCGGGTGTGGCTTATCTGTTGTTCAGTGAGCGGCACTACCGAGCGCAGGCAGTCGAGCAGGGCGAGTAACTGGGCGTGATTCTTGTTGATCCGCTCCACACGAATGTAACCGCGCAGCTTGTTGCCGCAGTGCTGACAATCGCTTTGCTCGTCGTGAAACGGGGTCTCACAGGCAAAGCAATGGGAATGCAGGTTGCGCAACTTCGCCTCGTACCCCGGAATGCGCTGGGCGAACCGTTCCATGACTTCCAGCTCTTTGCGAACGGCCTGCAGAACAAAATTACTGAGGGTCGAGCCTTCCAAGGCGTTCAGCCGGTCTGCTGCCGCACGGCTCTCAGGCGTGACGTTCGGGCGCACAAAATGCAGTTTCACGATCCGGGTCATGATTGCTTCAGATGCCACGACAGGGGCGTTCTGGCTGATGGCGATCGTTCCGCGAAAAGGAGGTTCATAGGTCTCGTTGCCGGCGGTTTTAACGCCCTTGGTCGCGAGCGTGCCGCCGCCGTAGTAGTCCTTGAGTTCGTCCCACTCAAAGGTCTTGGCGTGGGCCTTGTCGTCGCCACTGCGGTCCGATTCCAGCAGCACAATGGGCATGCCTGAGACCTGGCCCATCAAGCGGCTGCGGCCTGCCTTGGTGGATTTGGACGGATCGAAACCTTCGTAACCGTCCCTGCCTGCCAATTTCCACAGGAGGGTGAGCAAGGTGGTCTTACCGGCGCCGGCTTCACCCGTGGCTTCAAGGAAGGGAAATGACTGGTACCGGGCGCGGATCTGTTCGGCGAACAGTGAGCCAAACCAGAAAGTCAGTGCAACGATGCCCTGGGCGCCGAAGCACAGCCATAGGAGGCTAAGCCACTGCGCATCGTAGGTTTTACCGTCTTTCTCCAGATCGATCTTCACACCCTTTTGCAAAGTCTTGAGCTTGAGTTTGCCCATCTCAAAAAACTCCTCTTCGTTGATGTGGATGACCTGGCCCTCGCGGACGGCGACGTCGTTGAACACGTAGCAGCGGTATTCCTTGCTGTAGCCCACGTAGTCGATGGTCTGAACGGTCTTGATACCGAAAAGCTGGTCCTTCATGAGTTTGTCCAACTGTTGTCCACTGCCCGTGAACACGGCCCCGGCGCCCATGCCGAGAAGTCTTTTTTTGAACTCGCTGGCGGCGGCGACCTGGCCACCGGTGAAGGTGTTTTTCACAGAGCCACCGTCGTGCGGGAAGTCGACGCGGAAGAAGTACCAAGACTCGTCGGTAATCTCGTTGCGCTGGAAGTAGAGGGCTTTGGGATAGCAGTTGGCGATTTCGACGACGCAGCCGGCCACGTTTAGCGCCTTCTCTCGGAGCTGCTTTTCGTTCAGCACCTGTGCTTCCTGGTCATCGCTTTTCTCCAGCGCTTGCTTGGCGCTGTTGTATTTCGCGAGATCCAATTTCCACCAGTACAGGCGAGAGTCGAAACAGAAGTGAAACTCCTCCCGCTCACGCCACTGGTACATGAGCAAAGCCTTGTCGCTGGCACTCTCGGCGATCAGCAATGCGCCCTGATGGCGGGCTTCCTTAAGGTCTTTTTCAATACGGTCTGCGCGGGCTTTCTTGTCGTCGATAAATGCCCAGCGCTGGTGCAGATCGTTCCAGTCAACTTTGCGTGCATCCGGCTGCGGTACCTGGGCGGCTTCGCAGGTAAAGCCAAGTTCGCGGGCACGTTTCACCCAGGTGCGGGTGTATTTGTGAGCGCCTGGCTCGTTGTCCAAGGCCCAAACCAACTTGGGCGCTTTGCCGCCGCGAGAGGTGATGAGGGCCTTCAGCGACTCTTCTGGAAAGGCGTTTGATGATAGGGCTGCGACGGCGGAGATACCGTTTTGAATGAGCGCAATGGCGTCGAAAACGCCTTCAACGATCCATAGTTCGTTCACCTCCAACAGGTCCAGGGACGGTGGGCGCCACCAATGCCCCCTGTAACTCTTGAGGGGCTGGAAGCGGGCTTTCTTCTTGCCGAAGCGGGATGGCTGATCAATCAAACGCTCCCAGTACCCACCATGCTCCAGGGGAAAGCGGACCGTTGCGGAGCCGATATTCAGGTCGCGATCGAAGTAGCTTTCTTGGGTGTACCAGCCCTCAAGCAACTCGACACGAAAGCCCCGCGCAAACGACAGATACGCTCTTGCGCTTGCGGCCGGCTCATCGCGGGTAGCCGGAGCGCGCTTGCTCCAGTCGTCGAATAGGTCCGGGTACAGCTCTTTGGTCGGAGCCATATATCGGCATTTTTCCTCGCGGCCGCAGCGTATGAACCATGGTTCATCGTGACGCGAGAACAGGCGTTTCTGATTGCACTGGGGGCAGGTGCCCTTGCGCATGTAATGCGTGCCGGTCATGTGCTGCAGGCCGTAATCGGACTCCAGACGCTGAAGTACATCAGCCCGGATCTGATCTTCCATTGGCTTACGTATCACTGCGGACGCTCCGCAGTAGGTACAACAAGCTGTTTTTTCAGCTCCCTGCGCGTCTTGCAGATGCCAGCCAGGTAGGGCAAGTCCTCAAGCACCCTTGGCGCCCGTTGGCCGCTCGGCACGTTCCGGTAGCGGTCGGAGTACCAAATATCAGCCATGGTGACTTCGTACTGAGTGGTCAACCACAGCAGGTAGTGCTGCGCCTGCTGTTCGTCCAGCTCCAGTTTTATGGTGATTTTGCTCATTTCGGCCACCAGTAAGTTGCAAATTTCCCCTACCCACGCGGTGCGGGCATCCATCAGGGGTTGGTTTCGAGTTAGTGCGGGAGGTTGCGAGTCAGCAGCAGGCGTGTGGGAAGCAAGCGCGCTGATACGGGGTGTCGCTGTTGAGTGCAGTTGTCGAGCAGCCAGATGACCGGTTGAAACGGGCCGCTATTCGGGTGAACGCCAAGCCAGGCAACGCGCTTGCAGGTCATGCTTTCGAACTCGGCGACGGCCAGTTCAGCGATGCGTTGCACCAGGTGCTGAGGGACTTCAAGCGACAGCATCAGGTAGCGGGTGCAGTTCTCCAGCAACTGCGTATCTCCGGCCAAATGCTGGCAACGACGGCGGTAGAGGTAGGCCACCGCCGCTTGTTGCATCGCGGCGCGGTAGTCACTGGCGGGGTTGGTAGTCACGGCAATGGTGTTCATACAGTTGCGGCCTCCATATCCAATTGGTCCAGCAGATCGGGTTGATCGCTGGCGGTTTTCATTGCCTGGCGACGAATGACCACGTCTGCAACTGGCAGCTTTACAGCTGGGTTGGGCATGCCGCTGGGGCTCAGTTCGTGGGTCATTTGAAATTCAGCACGTACCGCCCAGCCGCAGGCCTCGTTGGTGCATTGCATGTAGGTGATACGCAGAAAGATGTGTTGGCCTTCGCTGGTACGGATGCGCATGCGGCCATGGCAATGGGGGCAGACTAGCTTGTAGGTACTCACTAGACAGCTCCCTTTCTGTAAAGCTGAATGGTCGCAAACACTTCGGCGTAACGCGCTGACATGTAGGTCATCAGCGCTGTGATGATCGCGTCAGCTTCACGTTTTTCGATCACTCCATCATCTAGAGCGGCAGACATGATTTGGTCGACTATGCCCCTTTGTGCAGAGGTCTTGAGGGAGCGGCTGTACAACTCCACATTGTCCAACTGCTCTGGAGCGCTCAACGGTACGAACATGCCGCCGTACATTGAGGCGATGTAGTCGGCTAGAAATGTAGTGCCAGCGACCTTCTCAAGACGGTGAATGTGTTCGTCCGTCAACGGACGGCTACCTGCGTTTTCGTAGGCCTGATTGTCGAACTTCTTCAATGGCATACCGAGGTCGGCCGAGGCGTACATTCGGCCACCTGGGTAGGCGCCGATGACGGCCATTACAACGCTCTTTCTGCTGTCTAGAACTGGGCGTTTCATCTTCTGGTTTCTCCCTGGAGTGGTCGCCCCTACATTCATTTCATACTGCCTGTACTGAGAGTTGCTCTGCGCTCTCCGTTAGGATTCCTGGCAGCACTTCTTCACCAATTACGCGAGATAGGTCTCTCATAATTTGGAACGTCAGCCGGCCACGGGGCAGCGTGTTGTGGCCAGCCCAGCGCTGAACCACCTGCGTCACTGTGCGCACCTCGTAGCCGTGACTGATGGCGAACTGCCGGAAGTTGCTGCCGCGCTCGATCAGCCGCGCCTGAATTTGGCGCTTTTCCATGGGTTGGCTCATGGTTCGGGTGTTCCTAGTTGGTTAAGATGTACCTGTTTGTTCGCAGTATACGCACCAAAACGAGTACGTCAATTAGGATCTATGAAAAAATGAGTATATCTGCTCGACTGCGCAGCGTAATCGATGACAGAGGTTTGTCTATCAAAGAGGCCTCTGAGGTTGTAGGGATTCCCTACAGAACCCTTCAGAACTATCTGCTCGGCGAGCGAGAGCCAAACGCTAAGGCTATGGCTGCAATACGCACTCATTTGGGTATAAGTCTGGACTGGTTGCTGACCGGCGACGGCTCTATGTTTCGGGGTGTTTCGGCTGGGGCGGCGGAAACACAAACCGTGAATCAGCAGGAGGAGGCCATTCTTGAGCTGTTCCGTTCGCTTGGGGATGCCGGAAGGCAGTCGATTCAGAGTGCTGCTGAAGAGAAGAAGCGGTTGATGGACATCGAGCGTCGTTTACAAGATTTGACCGAGGCACTTGCCGATACCAAACGGCCAGCATAATCTGTACGCATTGCGGACAGGTCAGGCGGACTGGTAAGCGTAGGCTTCGGTCTCGCGGTAACTTCGGAATTGACATTGCGAGGGTAGGCCTTCAGCGCTGCCTACCCATCACAAGGAAAGTGCCCAATGCTTGGTGAGAGTAATTATACAATTGATACTATGTTTTCTGGGTTGTCAGTCAGCACTTTGAAATTCGCTAGGAAACTCAATACCTGCCGTTGCCAATTACGCACTTATACCCTACTAGATTCGCTAGTCCTAAAATAAGTTTTTTATAGTTATAGTTATAGTTGTAGTTATACTTATACTTATACTTATAGTTATATTTATGGTTTTGTTCGGGGAGAACATTGTGGCCAACGCGGAGTCTCTGATAAAAAATTTAAAGTCTAGAGCTGGGATAAATGTCGCTCAAGCAGTGTTGCGGACTGCCAAGTTGCCAACTGCTAGAAGTTGGACGGAGCTGGAAGCGATTATTGTTCAGGCTGTAAACAAAGATCCTGCGGTGTACGATGCTCTCATTGCTGCCCTGCGCATTCAATTAGTTTGTGATATGAAGGCAACTTGCTACTTTTCAATTGAGCCTGAAAAGAAGTTAGCTGTTAAGGATGCGTTGACTAGTTTGAATATTGAGCAAACAAACTTTTCCAAGGCGTTCCCTCTATCTGTGCCAGTCCAAGAGTTACAGAATGATGATGGCGTACTGAAAGCAATACATACCTTCTCCGACGAGTTCGGCGCCGGCGTGATTTTTTCGCGAAAGAGAGTCTTCAGTATTTCTGAAGAATATAGTCATGAAAAATTTACAGATTCAATGCTGGAGCAGTTTCCGAATCATGACAAAATTATCGCGATCAAAAATTACTACCACCAGACTTTTGATGTTGTTTATCTCAACTATGAACATAGCGTTCTTGAGTTGAGGGCTGATATCACGAGGAGTGACAGCCTTTTGCAAACAGTAAAGCAGCAGGAAAAGTCATGCAGCGATCTGAGAAATACGATCCAGTTGTTTTTGCTTGGGATTTTGAAAGCCAAGGTGTTAGGTGCACCAAAAAATCTATTTCCATTGATAAAGAAAATTTACACAGATCCTTCGGGTGCAATTAAAAAGCTTGGTTTCTCTACACTCACTGGATCCATTAAAACTGAAACGATGAAAGGCGGCGTCGATTTGCGGCAGGAACCTTTCCACTTAAATGGTGCCAAAGCTATCAACCACGAAATGACTTTGTATGAGGTGGCGATAATATGGCACCGTATTGACATAGATAACGTTAATTCAAAACCAGAGCTGTATGTTCCTGGCACACATATGAACTCTGTTTCACTGGAGCCTCGCTGTGATTTTGCTATACTCAAAGGCATACGTTCAAATTGTGATACGAATTTTGTGTTGAAGAAAATGGCGTCCTTTGAAAAATGATCAATATCAATCACTTATATCAAAAAATTCAGGTCGAGACTTCACCTCTCGGTTTGGATAGATTTTGCTATAAGTTGGTTGATTTGGTATTGAATTCCCCCGTTAATAATCCTTCATACACCTATGCGGCACTCACTGACGCAGTCGGTGACTGTGATATTGAAAATCTGCAGCGTGCTATAAATTATCTGAAATCTTCTCCTATCAATTTGTTTGTTCAGCAGTATCAGTATCTGGATACCGAGGGTGTTCCCTACGACATAAGCCGGGAAGATTTGCAAGCGGCTATCGTAGATGATGCTTTGTGTCACCCAGAAAACGGGTTTCAAGATCGTGGTTTTCGAGAGCGTGTTTATGTTTTGTATATCGCCGATAAAACGGTGATCCAATTATGAACGTTAGCGAAATTCTGCAGTTGCCAGACAGTAGTGTTGTTAAAACTTCTCTTCTTCAAGATGTAGTTTCTAGCTATGATTCGTTTTGTGATCTTGTGGAAAATAAAGTTCTAGATATAGCGCTTGAATTGGAACGAAATAAGCCTTTGTATCATGAGATGGGAGAAGATCAGCTTACCGGAATTTTTGTAATTTGTTTGAAGACTTCAGGTTTAGATGCTGATCATGATACCTACAGAAATGGCCATGTGGATCTGCTTGTAAAGAGTGGTCGGTACGAGTGGATGGGAGAGGCAAAATTAGATAACGGTCCTGCGTATCTTATGGAAGGTTTTCGGCAGTTATCAGATCGCTATACTGATGGGAATCCTACAAGTAGCCGCGGTGGTTTGTTGATTTACACGCAGAAACAAAACAAGACTGTTCTAATGGATACTTGGCTAGCCCATGTTTCTGGGAATTATGAAGTGCCGGTGGAGTGCGTGGAGAGGTGCCAGGAAACTTTGTCGTCTCGTACCAAGCATACGCATAATGCCACCGGAATAGATTACAAGATAAGGCATATTGCAGTCTCTCTTTACTATAAGCCGACGGATAAGAGTGCTAGGAGTAGCAAGACGAGGTAGGTGGCTAGCAGCCTTGCTATTGAGCTAGTCGGTCATATTCTCTTTCAGTTGCGCGTTTAGCAGTTTTTTCATTCGCATACAACCACCGCAACCGCTTCGGCTTCGCCTGATCCCCCGCTGTAATCGTCTTTTCTTTCCCGGTTTTCTGGTCGCGGTAGTACGCGATGATCCCCGTATAATGGCCTTTGTCCTCTTCCGCCAAGTCCTCAACATTGTCCTCGGGCAGTTTGCTCTCCAGTTCCAGGCTGACGGTGTAGCCACCATCTGCACTCAGGCTGTGCAGAACATTCCCGCCGTACCAGATGATCTCGTCAATTTCTGCCTTCACACCTTGGAGCGTGTACGTCAGCTCGGGGATCAGATCCGGCCGCCCCGTGGCCAGGGTGTAGCTGAGCGTGTCACTGCTGCGTTGCAACCGCCGAAACTCCGCACGGGCAGCGCGCAGGGCTGACAGCTGATCGCTGTAGGTGTGTCGCAGATCCTTGAGATTGTCGCCGCCGCCGGCAATGGCTTCCTGTTTTTTGGCGCTGTTCACTTCGTAGTAATAGGCGCGCACGCCGTCGTAGCTGTCGCGGTCGGCTTGCAGGTAGCGGTGCTGGTCGCCGTCTTCACGAGTGAGAACGATGTGGGGAAGGTCCATGCCACTGGCGGTCTTGCCACCGCCCGCCGGCAGGCATATCAGGCAGCCAGCTTTGACGCTGGCCACCGCGTCGAATTCTTCGCCCAATCGGCTGATCAGATTGGCGTCTGACTCGTTGGCCTGGTCGAGTTGCAGGATGGGCAAACCGTCGAGTGCGCCGGCGATGGTGACGGTGAGGCCGTTGCCTACAGCGATATCGCCCAGTACGTCGCCGAGGGTTGTGTTACTCCAGCTGCGTTCGCGCTTGGTTTTGAGGCCTTTTCGCAGGTCTGCCGATCGAGCGCGGATGCTGAGCACGTCCGGCGCGCCGCTGTGTTCGATCTCGTCGACCGTATAGGTGCCTTTGTCCACAAGGCCGGCGTCGCTCCAGCCCAGCCATAATCGCAGCACCGCACCCTTGGGCGGGATCGACAGTAGGCCGTCGTGGTCGCTGAGGATAATACTGAGTTGGTCGGCTTCGACGCCGCGGTTGTCGGTCAGCTCCAGGCTCATCAGCCGCGGGCTGATCAGTTGGGCGATGTCCAGGGCGTCGACAGTGAGCCGGAACGCCGGCACCGGGTAGGCTGCGTCGCGGACGTTGCGTTCGGCGGTGTTGCGCAGGTAGCCGGTGACCTTGGAGATGATGGGCTCGATCACAACAGGCCTCCAAGGACGTTGACGCCGATGCTGGTACCGGCGCCGAGCAGGTCGATGCGATCATCGTCGGTGCGCTTCAGGCTCAGGGTGAATTCAACGCGCCGTGGAGTGCCGTCGCTGAAAAAAAAGGTCTTGGTCTCGCTCAGGCTTTCGATAACCCACAGGCCGTATATGCGCCCGGTGCCCTCAACCATGGGCCAGGCCTTGCCGGTGTTTGCCATCAGGCGGATGGCGTCAAGGCTTAGCACGCTGCCGGCCAGCTCGGGGAGGATGATGCCGGGGAGGGTGATGGCGTCATCGCCACGTCCTACGAACTGCCTCGCCGGAGCGGCGCCGATGCGGTTGTTGCTGGCGTGGCGCCAATCCGTCTGGCGCTGTAGTTCCTGGTAAGCGGCGGTTCTGAGACTGAACACGAACATGCCGAGGGCCATCATCATGGTGGTTATTCCAGGTCAGAGAGTTTGCTACGCTGACGCGCTTTCTTTTCGTTTTCGATGCGGGCGAGGATGGCGCGCAGGCTTTTTTCCAGGCTTTGCATGTCTGTGCCAGGCCCAGTAGCAAAATCGATTTGGTACACGTCGTGGCTGTCGTAAACGACTGTCGGCGCCGCGCTACTGATCGGCGGCTTGGTGTCGACGGCAAATGCAGGCATGGCAGTGGCGCCCAGGGCGAGCGTGCCGGCGGCGGTCATTTGCTTGGTCATGCGGGTCAGGGCGTCCAGCGGGCCTTTTTGGCCAACTTCCAGCCCATGGGTCAGGCCCGCCATGGTGAACCCGCCCAGTTCGGCGAATACACGTGATGGGCTGTGGATGCCGAGCTTTTCCTTGAACCAACCAATGCTCGCGTCGCCGATTAAGCTGATCGTCGTTTTGACACTGCCCAGTCCTGCCATCAGCCCGTTGACCAGGCCGTTGACGATCATGTTGCCGAACCCGGTAAAGCGGTTGGGCAGATCCACGCCCAGGTAACTCAGCACCCCGGCGAAGGCCTGGTAAATCAGGCCGATGGGGCTGAAATTTGCCAGTGTGTTGATGATGCTGATGATCCCGCCGTCGAACCCAGCCTTGATCTCCGTCCAGGCATTGGCGAAGTAGTCCTTCACCGCGTCCCAGTTCTTGTAGATCAGGTAGGCACCACCCGCCAATGCCGCGACAACGGCGGCAATGACCAGCACAGTCGGGTTGGCCGATAAGCCCCACAATGCGATGCCTACGGTGCGAAGCGCGGTTGCGAACGGGCCGATCAGAATGCCGCCCAGCGTTCGCAGCACCCTGCCGAATACCTTGAAAACACCGATGACGCCTGGCAGACGTAGACCGAACATAGCCAGACCGAATCGTAGGAACAGGAACGGTCCTAGAATGCCGGCGAGTGTGAGGGCGAGCCCGCCGAAAACGGCTGATAACGCCACCACACTGGCGACCATCTTTAACAGAGTCGCGGTTAACGCTGGGTTGGCTTTGACCCATCCATTGACCTTTTCCAACACGCTGCCAATGGCATCCATTACATCAACCATCGTGGCCCGCACCGACTCACCTGCGCCGCTCTTGGTGTTGAACAGTTTGTTTTGCAGCACCTGCCAGCGACCTTCGATCGCGTCGGCGCGGATATCCATTTCGCGTTGCATAGAGCCATTGGCGGCTGCGTCGTTGACCAGGTCCAGCTGACGTTTCAGCTCATCCAGGTTGTTGACCAGCTTGCCCGCGTCCTTGCCAAACTCTTTACCGAAAATCCGCGTCGACACTTCTGTCTGCTGCTCAGACGACAGTTTTTTGATGCGGTTAAGGACACCCATTAACGTGCCCATGGCGTCCTTGCTCATCCCGCTTTGGACAGCTTTTGAGTCAAGGCCAACCATGGCCATGCCTTCCTGAAACTTCTTGCTCTGCATGGTGGCGATGGACAGTTCGCGAACCATGGCCCGGGAAGCGCTCGCGGCCACTTCTGGTGCAGAGCCGAGGGACAGAAAGGTACTACCCATTGCCGCCGCCTTGCGGTAGTCGAGCTTGTCGGCCACGTCGCTCATGCGGGTCAGGGTTTCAATGATGTCGCCGCCCTTGGAGCGGGTGTTGTCGTCCAGGTAGTTGAGCGCATCACCCAGTGCGGAGATGTTCTTGATCGGCACCTTATACAGGCCGGCGATTCGGCCCATGTCCTCGCCCACCTGTTCCGCCGGCAGGTCGAAGGCCACGGCAGCGGTAGCCGATACCTTGGCCATGGTCAGCAGGTTTTCCTTGCCCTGGATACCGGCCCGGGCCTGGGCTTCTACCAGGGCGGCGAATTCGGTGGTGGCGATGGGCATTACGTTGCTGGCCGCTTTGATCGCGTCAGCAAACTCGTAGTAGGTCGCCGTGAGCTTGCCGTTGTTGTCCCGTGCGCCGTCGACCTGCTTGGCGACACCCATCATGGCGCTTTCGAAGTCGACGTAATCCTTGACCACACCGATGACCGGGCGGCTGGCCGTGTACGCCACGCCCAGACTCGAGCCGCCGGCGACCGCCGCGTTGCCCGCAAACTGAGTGCCCTTGTCGTAGGCGCCTCGGTTTTCCGCCACGCGCTTCTGGCGGGCACTCAGGGCAGCGAGGCGTTTGGTTTGTTCGCTGATGCTGGCGTTGGCAGCGCTCATCTGCTCGCGCAGTTGGCGTTCGTGGGTGCCCAGGTTCTTAGTGCTGATGCCGGCGTCGTAGAGTTTTGAACGCAGTCCCTGCAACTGCACGCTTTGTTGATGGTGCTGCTGCTTGAGCTTTGTGGCTTCGCGCACCGCCGCCTGAAACTCCCGCGTCATGGCCCTGGTCGGCGCGCTGGTTGTGGCGAATTGCTGGCTGAGGGCTTTGACCTTTTCGCGGGCGGCGGTGAGGGCGGCACTGGTCAGTTCCGAGGCGGCACGTTGAGTTCGCCAGGCGCTGACGTCTTTCTGCTGGGTGTTGAGTTCCTTTAGGCGGTCGCGGGCAGCCTTGAGCGCACGGGCGGTCTCCAGGCTGCCATTGTTGATTTTTTTCAACGGGCGAGTGGCTTTGTCGATGGCGTCCAGCACCACCTGTAGCCGTAGGTCATTTCCCATCGGTGGAACTCCGCACCCTGGCACGCTCGCGCCAGTCCATCAGCTCCTGCAGGGCCAACTGATCCATGTCAGCCGGCGCCCAGTGAAAAACCACGGCCAGGTCGGCCATGGCTTCTTCTACGCAACGAGGGATGCATCCGTCTTCGCCGATTTCTGTAGCAAAAAACCGGTGATCTTCAGGCTCACCGCGACTAGGTCGGCCGGGTCCATCGACGTGACTTCGACGACCGTGAGGGAAGGGGCGCTAATGCGCGGCACCACTTTGATCAAACTGTTGACGTCCATTTGCAGCAGCTCTGCCAGGCTCACGCCGCGCAGTTCGCCCGAATTGGGCTTGCGCAGGGTGATGCTGTCGATGCTGGCGGTGCCACGGCGGATCGGCGTGTCGAGAATGACGGTGTTGTCGTCGGCCAGTGGTTTCACGTCGGGTTGTTCGGTGGTTTCAGTCTTCATGGGTAAAGCTCCTGGTGATGAAGGGGGTTAGCGATCGATGCCGGCGATCAAAGGCCGATGG